CTATTGATGTAAGAGATTCTAGTCTTAATAAATCATTTACATATTTTGAGGATACAGTTACGACTAATGGTAACTATATGGAGTTTACAAACAACTATATAGACGCCTCTAGTAATAGTATTTTTAAAGAGGCTAGATTTTATGATCTTGACTTATATGCTGACTTTAACTTTTGGAATACTAATTTAAGTTTATGGAATTTTTACGACGAAATTTGGCAAACGGACTCAGATCAAAAAGAGAGAATATATAGAGATAGAATATTTGTAACGGATCAAGACATAGATCAATTAAACGACAACGATCATTATAATATTAATAAGGATCAGTATACTACAAATAATTCTTACGATAATGAGTATATTGTAATATGAAAAAACGATTAAGAAATAAATTAGGACAATTTACTAAACACTCAAAATCTGAGGTTAGTTTTGTAAATCTTAACACTTATTCAGCTCCCGAAATAAAAGAGGTAGCTAATAAAGATTGGATTGAGTATGGAGAGGATAATAACTATTTTCAATATTTAATAGATAGATATAACGGATCTCCAACTAACTCAGCCGCAATCAATGGTATATCCCAACAAATTTACGGTAAAGGTTTAAACGCAACAGACGCTAATAAAAAACCGGAAGACTACGCTAAAATGATTACATTATTAAAACCTAATGTAGTACGTAAATTATGCTATGATCTTAAATTAATGGGACAATGTGCCGTCCAAGTTATTTACTCAAAAGACAGAAAATCAATAGCTCAGCTAGAGCATATGCCCCTAGAAACTTTAAGAGCTGAAAAGGCAAATAACAAAGGAGAGGTAGAGGCTTATTATTATTTTAAGGATTGGGCAAATATTAAAAACTCAGATAATCCTAAACGTATTCCGGCCTTTGGTTTTTCTAAAGAGTCTATTGAGATAATGTATATTCAACCATATTCGGCGGGCTTTTATTATTATACTCCGGTAGATTATCAAGGAGGTATTCAGTATTGTTGTTTAGAAGAGGAAATCTCTAACTATCATATCAATAACATACAACAAGGATTAAGCCCGTCAATGTTAATTAACTTTAATAACGGTATTCCTAACGAGGAAGAAAGACGTTTACTAGAGCATAAAATAGCTCAAAAGTTTAGCGGATCTAGTAACGCCGGTAAATTCATACTAGCATTTAACGACAATAAAGATGCTCAAGCTGAAATAACACCCGTACAATTATCCGACGCTCATCAGCAATATCAGTTTTTAAGCGAGGAAAGTACAAAAAAAATTATGTTAGCTCATAGAGTAGTCTCTCCTATGTTATTAGGTATAAAAGATAGTACCGGATTAGGTAACAATGCAGACGAAATTAAGACGGCCTCAATACTTTTTGACAATACAATTATAAGACCGTTTCAAGAATTACTTATAGAACACTTTGACAGATTATTAGCTTATAATAATATAGCTCTTAATTTATACTTTATTACTTTACAACCTTTAGAGTTTACTGAAATTGACGAGGACGTACAAGATCAAGAAACTATTGAGGAGGAGACAGGGGTAAAACAGGAGAGTCTAAGCGAGGATCATAGAGAAATGACACCGGAAGAGTCTGAGGATATTTTAGGCTCGTTAAAAGACTCCGGAGAGGTTATGAGCGACGAGTATGAGTTAGTAGACGAAATAGACGAGGATCCAAATATAGATCCGGAGGAGTGGGCTAACTCTTTAATAAGAGAAAAGAAAAGCACACTATCCAAAATTAGAGAATATGTAGGCCTAGTAGGATCTAGCGAAGACAATGTAGGATCTTTAAGAAACGGCTCAGCATTTAGTTATTTAGATTCTAAAAATGGACTATATAAAATACGTTATAAATATGCGATCGGATCTAGAAAACCTATGAAAGACGGAAATAAGTCTAGAGACTTTTGTACTCAAATGATGAAATTAAGCGGTAGAAATATCGTTTGGAGGATTGAGGATATAGATAAAGCTAGTTTTAGAGAAAGAGTAAACGTAGAGTTTAGACATAAAGGCAAACCTTACGATATATTTAAATTTAAAGGCGGTATATATTGCCGCCATAAATGGGTAAGAGTTTTATATAGGCTTAAAAAAGGATCCGAAGTAAATGAGAATTTAACAGATTATACAAAGGCAACTAAAAAAGAGTTTCCTAGTTATATGAAAAACAAAACCCCAAGAGGGACAAAAGAGAGCGTTATAGCTCCGGAAAATATGAAAAATAGAGGGGCATACCCTAAATAGAAAATTTATGGCGACGGCGTTATTTATAAAAACAGAAGATGTATTACGAAACTCGATAATGGACGGGAATATCGACGTAGATAAATATATACAATTTATTAAACTTGCTCAAGAGATAGATATTCAAAACATTACAGGAACTTCGTTATATAACAAATTCTCGACTTTAATTACGTCGGGGACAATAGATGACTCAGCAAATGCTAAATATAAAACGTTGTTGAACGAATACGTTGCTCCAATGTTAATTTGGTATAGTCAAGTTGCTATAATTCCTTTCATAGCTTATCAAATAAGAAATGGAGGAATATTTAAACATACGTCCGAGTCGGCGGAAACGGTATCTCGAAACGAGGTAGATTTTTTAGTCGAAAAGGCGAGAACTAATGCGGAATGGTATAAGCGTAGGTTTCAATCATATATGGATTTTAACCAAAGCAATTTTCCGGAATTTTATAATAACACCAACGACGAAATCAGCCCCTCAAGTGAGGAGACTTTTAATGGTTGGGTATTATGAGATATAAACCGAAAAAAAATAATATAGAAAAACTAAAAACTTTTCTAGAAAAAAAGAATAATAAAAAAATAATAAATAAAAATGGCAAGTCTATTTAATACTAAAATTAGCAATACATACGTCGGACTCCTTAAAATGTCCGATAATTTAATTTTAAGTAGCTCGTTAAGAGAGATCTCTGACGGCTCGGGAAATGGAGCGGGAGTTTATCTTAATACTAGCGGAGACTTGAAAGCTAGCGGGATCTTAGAATTTGGATCTTTAAAAGATACAGGCGAAAATATAACTATAACTAAATTTGTAGATGAGGCCGACGGAATTGCCTCAAATGATAATGATACCTCTATTCCTACCTCCGCAGCTATTGTAGATTATGTAGCTGCAAGAATTACTTTAGAGGATCTTGATTTTAGCGGAGACTCGGGAACAGGATCAGTAGACTTAGATAGTCAAGTTTTTGCTATTGTTGGAACGGCTAACGAGATAGAAACCTCAGCCGGATCTCAGCAATTACAAATAGGTTTACCTAGCAACGTAACAATTACTAGCAATTTACAAGTAAACGGTCTTTTAAAAGGTAACAATAATATAGTTATTAAAGATACTAGCGACCGTACTATGGCCGCTTTCTATGGTGGGAATAAATCAGAGCTTTACTTTAACGACAGTAAAAAATTCGAGACTACCTCAGATGGGGCAACTATAACCGGAGGCTTAACGGCTACCGGTAGCTCAACTTTTACAAGTGCCTCTTTTAGCGGTACTATTACAGGGAATGTAACCGGAAATGTAACCGGAGACATAACAGGCGTTGGAACTTTATCAGACGGATCTACCGCAGTAACTCAAAGCATAAACGACAACTCAACTAAAATAGCTACAACGGCTTACGTAGATTCCTCAGTAGATTCAGTAGATACATTATCAGAAATATTAGCTATTGGAAATACAACGGGAGCAAATAAAATAGAAGTAGATAATACTAGCTCCGGAGTAGATTTTATAGATAACGCTAAGGCTAGATTTGGTACAGGAGATGATTTGGAAATATATCACGATGGAAATAGTATTATTAGAAATCAAACTGCTGATTTATTTATTGATAATTATGCTGATGATGGAGATATAAAATTCAGAAGTGATGATGGTACAGGTAGTGTTACTGAATACTTTAGATTAGACGGGGGTATTACAAAAAATGTATTTAGTAAAAATACAATACACGAAGACAACGTAATAGGAGAGTACGGATCAGACGGAGATCTACAAATCTACCATTCCGGATCAATAGGTTTTGTTAGGAATAATACAGGAACTTTTGAAATTAGAAATCAAACTACGGGGGCTAACGATTTAATTATAAAAAATACTTCTAATAATGGTCTACAATCTTATATAACCCTAGAGGGAACTAACGAGACAACTGTATTCGGTATAAGAACAAAACATAATGACAATATTAAGGCTTTATTCGGCTCTAGCGGAGACTTAGAAATTTATCACGACGGTACAAACTCATATATACACGACGGAGGAACAGGAAATTTATTTATTCAAGCTAGTAACTCTTTAAATCTAAGAAGTGCAGACAACGAATGGTATTTAGACGGAATAGCTAATGGAGCAGTAAATATCTACTTTGACAATGTAAAAAAATTCGAGACTACCGCTACGGGAATAGCTATAACCGGAGGTATTGATATGAATGACGGAGACATTACTGAGGTAAATAGTATCTCTTGGAATGACGGTATTACTTTAAGCGAGTTAGGAGCGGATAATTATTTACGATTAAAATATAACGATACCGGTAACGGAGGTATTCAAATAGTAGACGGAGATAATACAATTCAAGGTTACGTATATTCAGACGGAGGCGAGACGGCCTCAATAGGATTTTTAACCGGTAGCGGAGATTGGGGAGTAAAAGCAGTAGAAGACGGATCCGTTTCAATTATGCACGATAACACCGCTAAATTATCTACTATTACGACGGGAGTTAGTATTTCGGGAGACGCAGATGTAAGCGGTCAAGTTTACGTAGGAACAGTAGACTCATTTTTTAAAGACAATAATTTGAGATTTAATTCAGCCGGAGCCGCATTTATTGATCAAAGCGTAGTATCTCAATCAATTAAATTTAGATTATCTCAGAGTTCAACTTTAGATACTGTTCAATTTGAAATAACTCCAAGTTATGCAGTTTTAGCCGGATCTCTTACAATAGGGGGCGACCTTACCGTAAATGGGACGACAACAACTGTAAATACTCAGACTCTAGCAGTAGAGGATCCTTTGATTAGTTTAGCTAAAGATAATTCAGCTAACTCGGTCGATATCGGTTATTACGGCCGCTACAACGACGGATCAGATAAATACTTAGGATTTTTTGCTGACGCCTCAGATTCAAATAGATTTAAATTATTTAAAGGAACAGGAACAGAGCCAACTACAACGGTAGATACGGCGGCTAGCGGTTATGAATATGCAGACGTATTATTAGCATCACTTGAGGCAAGAGGTAACTTAACTATAAAACAACAAGACGACTCCGGTTTTGACGGTGGTTTAATTATTACAAGGAGTGCAAATACACAAAAACTTGTTGTAGGTATGGACGGAGGAGCCGTAAACTTCAATAGTCCGGATAGTTTAACATATAAGTTCAGAGCTAACGGAACAGAGATAGCAAGTCC